CCTTGCAAGTACGGAGTTACCTTTTCGCACATCGCGTTTATCGTCATGTCGCCTCCTTTCTATACACGTAGGGCGCTGAACATGTTATCCAGCGCCCGTCCGTGAAACACATGAAAAAAAAATTACCAATTCGCTTACGCGGCGGTGTAGCCTTTGACACACTCCTTGCCGGAAACGCCTTTGCCGTAGAGCACCGACGGGTCGGCGAGTTTCAGGGTCTTGCCTGTCGCGACTGCGGAAGACGCGACCTTGAAGCACCCGAGAGCGGAATCCCATGTCGGGGCGGTGGAGATTGCGGTATATCCGTTGCTGTCGCCGACAAGCCAGCAGGAGGCCTCGCCTCCGATGACCTGCATCTCGGCTGTCACATCGTCGTTTCCGCATCCGTCAACGATGCACTTGATGAGCAGGTTCGTGTCGGAGACAGTTCCCTCAAGACTGATGTCAAGGAGACCGTCGATTTCCTCAGCTGGGACATCGCCTTCCACGAACCACCTGTTCTCCATCTCTGATGCAAGAATGAGGCTGTATTGGATAGACGGCTCGGCGATGTTGTCGGGGGTTGTGATACCGGAACCTTTCACGAAGGTGCGCCCGGTGAACCCCTTGAGACCGTTCGCTGTCTTCACGCCCCAGATGCGGTTGTTCTGGTCGATGAACAGGAACGAACGCGTCATGTTGTCGTTGAACCCGCTGATGAGTCTGTTCTGCAGGCAGATGTCGGGGTTGAACCTCTGCGTCAGTGAGACAAGACCTGCGGTTATCAAAGTGGTAACGCCGATGCCGTTTGTGTAGCTCGTGCCTTCGCCTGTGTTGTCATCGACTCCTGTGATGTCTGGCATCGGATAGAAACGCTGCGCAGGGTCGGCCTTGTGGATACCCTCTTGCAGCCACGTGTCGATGTCAACACCTGAGAACTCTGCTCCAACCGGAATTACGATGACTTTTTTCAAGAGCATCCAGTCAATCTGACATCTGCTCTTTCCTGTATTGTTGAATTTTGCTTTGCAACCCATTGTAGTTAGTTTTTGATGATTACTGCTTTCCCGCTATTCTCCAGGATCATTGCGAGGGCTTTCGGGACTCTTGCCAGTCCGGGGTAGTTGACGCTTCTTTTCGTGTACTCCACCGTGACGAGGCCGTCGTCCGCGAACTCAGCCTTCTTAGCCTTGGACGTGGCTGCGGGGTTGGCCACTTTCCTTGTGATTTTGCTGGTGTCTTCCATTTCTCACTTTATGTATCCGAGTACGCGAAGCGTTCGTTCCTTCCTTTCAGACATCCCCTCTTTCACTTTGACCTTTTTCTTAGAGGCGGAGGACTTTTTACTCTTCTTTGCACCCTTATCTTTTGTATTTGTTTCTTGTTTCATATTAGCATGTTTTTACAGGACACTTCATTCTAAGGTTCCGGATTATAACAGCGTCGCACAGCTGGTTCAGAGACGCGTTCTTTCCGCCGGACGACACGCACGGAAGGTCGGTGCGCTCTATCCTGAGGTCGTATCCGAAATGCAGCCTTCTCAGCTGTCTGCTGAACTCCTCGAAGATCGGGTGCAGCACTGCCTTGAAACTGTTGTCCAGCTTCTGGACCTCTGTGGTGTCCGTGCGGGTGCGGATTACGATCGCCACCTTCGGGACGCGGAAATCGAGTACACCGTTTTCAACGGACTCGCTCAGTCCTTCGGTGAACATCGCAACGAGAGGGAACGGGTTGAAGGACGACCCTGCGACAAGCTTGGTGGTTTCGTCCTCTATCGTAGCGGAGTGTCCGCTCGTGAAGCGGATGAACGCCTTGTCCTTGCCGAACACGCCGCGAAGGGCCTTGTCGGTCCTCTCCGTGGCAAGTTGCAGAATGTCCCTCGCTGTTGTCATACTCCCATGCTGTTTATGGTCCTGAACACCTCCGTGTCAGGGCATCCTTTCATATACATTTCATGATACAGGTCTGTGCTGTTCCACACCATCTGGTTCCACAGCAGCGTCTGCGTGTCTGCGGTTGATGTGCGCTCCCCGTTCTCGCTTCCGAGCATCACGCCTCCGATAGGGGCAATCGTCTGCGAACGGTGCCACCAGTACGCGACATAGCAAGACAGCGAGAACCTGAGCCTCGCTATGATGTTGTTTGTGCGCACTTCGTCGTGTCGTTCGCTCTCGATGTACTCGCACAGCGAATGATACTCGCTTTCCAACATGCCGAAATCGCGTATGAACTGCGGCTCGTACTTGCCGATGAATTCGGACATGCGCTCGCGCACAGCGTCGTTCACAGGGTTTGCGAGGTCGCTTTCAGTGAACAACCCAGGTATCGCAGCTTCGGCCTTGAAATCTTCAAACCTCAATATCATGACTCGTATCTTTCTTTGAATGAAGAGAGGGGCGGGCTTTTGGCTCCGCCCCTGTCCTTATTGGAAATTACTCTTTTGCATCAACCAGGAGCGCGTCCTCGTCAGCGTTGAGCGGCGAAGTGATGGCAACCTTAGTGGGAGTTCCCTCCTTGGTGATGATGTTCACAACTGCGTCGAGGTCTCCGTACATGAAAGCCTCTGGACAGGTGAGCAACAGGATGACTTCCTCGCCGATAAGCACGCAAACCTCGTTCTCAAGCTTTGTGTTGACATCCTCTGCGAACTCGACGTTGGCACGCTCGGTGTCGTAGAACTCGAGGGCGTTGAGGAAGTCGCCGACAAGCACCTTGCCTTTGGGCATCGCGTCAACGGTGACGATGGGGTAGATGCCGTCGAAGTAGTCGATTCCGTTGCGGACAATGACGTATTCGGTACCCATCGGTCTGCCGCTTCTGTCCTTGATGGACTTGAGGGCGGTGAGGGTGGGGGTGCTCATCACAACAATGTTGGGGACGTAGATGTCGAACACCATATATCCGAGCATGCAGCGTATTGCGTCGCCCCAGTTTGCGTCAACGACAAGCTCGCCCCAGTTGTCGGTGATGGTGAACGTTGCGTTTCCTTCTACGGATTGGTCGGTCTCTGCAGTGTAGGCGCAGTCAACGACAAACGTGTGGTCGTTGACAACCTTGATTTCGAATCCGGCGGCGGCGTTGAGGGCGGTGCAGGTCTGGAAACCGCTGAACACAACCTTCATGCCGGTTTTCATCTTTGCGTACGCACCGTTGAGGGTGACAAGCACGCCAGCTCCATTGTTGTAGGTAGCAATGGACTTCACCTTGCCTGCGGAGGTCTCCTTATAGACCTCACCGGTCAACGCGCTGCCCTGAACGGCGCTCTTGATGATGCCGTCGAAGTTGTTGTCGGTGCCGTCACCATAGAGGATTTGGAAGTCCTCGGAGTTGGCGAGGCCGCTGGGCATGAGAAGCATGATGCGGTTGACAATAAGGTTCACCTTGCGGAGCATTCTGCGGGACACGAACATGTGCCAGCCGATTCTCTTGGTGTCGGAGCTGATTTCGCGGACCTTGAAGGAACCTTCCGGAAGTTTGCCGTTCTCGCTGACGGCGAGGGCTGCGCGGTCGATGTCGTAAATCTGACGTGCGTACACGGTTGTGGCTTCCTCCTCGGTGATGTCGATCACGCGAATGAAGTCGCGCATGTGCGGGCGGATGAGCGGAACCTCGCTGACGAAAGCGTCGGAGATATGAGCAGGGACGGAACTGCCAGAATAGTTCCCGGTCATGGACACAACGCCTTTCTTGCGAATGGATTTCAGGCTGATGCCGAACTTGCCGGTGCGCTTGCTGGTCCTGTTCTCAAGGTTCTTGTAGCGGTCGCTTTCCATGAGCTCCATGAGGTTGTCCTTGGTGACATTCTCTTCGTTGCCTTCCTGAACCAGCTTGGCCTTGGCGGCAGCAAGTTCCTCGGTGACCTTGTTCAGATCCTTGCGCAAAGTCTCGGCGATGTCGGATGCCTCTTTCAGCTTATTCTCGAACGACTTTGTCGCGTCCTCCTTTGCTTTGTCAATCAATCCTGTAATCTCCTTGATTCTGTCTTCCAGCGCGTCGCCGGACACCATGCCCTTGCACGCGGACTGCACGGTTTCGAGCATCATCTTCTGGATGGTGCCGAGGGTGGATTTCTCCTCTTCGGACAGGTCTTCGCTCTTCTTGGCGAACTGGGTGAGGTCGGCTGCGGCGACAGCGGGGATAGTCGCCATCATGGCCACAGGCGTGAAGTTGCCAGTCTCGACGGCACCGGCAACGCAAACGGTGAGCATCATCGCGAGGATGACGAAACCGAAGCACATCAGACGGCACTGGAAACGGCGTTTTGCGCCAAGCATTCCGCCCGTCTTCGTCTCTCTAATGAATTTCTGCAATCTTTTCATTTCTTGCTTTGATTTTTTGTGAATAATTTATTTAGCCAGCATGTTGCCTATCGCCGCGAATGTCAGGCCTTTCGGCTCCTCATTGCGCGTGGTGTCTTCTGACGGCCCCGCGATTTGCTGAACATGGTTTTTCTGTGTACTTTCGATGTTGATAATCTCATTGCGGTAGTGTCTTCTTCCGCAGTATGGGCATTTGACATACGACAGCTCGCTCATTAGCGAATTGTCCTTCCTGCTCTCAAGCAGCTCCATAACCTCGGCCTGCACCTCGGGCCTTTGCTCGTATGCGGCGTCCCATGCAGCGTCAAGGAACAACCACCTGAGCGTGTCGTTGTACTGCGCGATGATTTCCCTGTCGATGGAGTGCTCCTGCTGCGCGAAGTAGTCGAACGACCTTCCGCACTCGCACTGGATCATCCCTGCTTCACCTTCGTTGGCTTTCTCGATGAGCCTGCGGAGTTCGTCAACCGCAATGAGGATGTGGTCGCTGAACTTCATATCCAAGGCCTGCTTCACGAATTCGAGGCTCTTCTTTGGGAGAGCCTGCAGGTCGTGCCTCTTGATGCCGAGCAACGGGGTCTTCTCGTTAGCGCCCCAGCTGTAGAGCGTAGAGAATTCCCACAGTCTCCATTGCAGCACCTTCGACGGATTCTCCTTGTCTCGCTGCATCGCCTCCACGCCGATGCTGTGCTCAAGCGTGAGGTTGTTTTTCTGATACAATTTATAGAACTCCAGTACATCGTTTGCAAGCTGAGTGTTGGCCAGTTCGGATACCATTACAAGGTACCCGTTTTCCTCCCTGCCTTCGAGAGGACAGCCGATGAGCTTGTCCGTGTCGTGGTTAAGGAAATGCTTGATGCGCGCGAAATTCTCCTTAAGCGTTTTAGTGAAAGAACCCTGCACTGAGACATCGCCCTGCGAGTCCATGTTGCCGAATGCGTTGACGGCCACGGTGACCACCCGGCCATCTACAGCGTTTGATTTTGTTTTAAGCAATCTTACGTCCATGATTTTCAAATTCCTTTGATACTGTTTATTTGCTGAACCTCCTGCCACGTCATGTCGAGCAGGGTCTTGTTGTATATGTCGCCTTCGAGGCGTTCGCGGCCTATCGCCGCCCTCCAGTCGTTCAATGTTATGATGCCTGCCTTGAACTCCCTCTCGCACCGTGCGCTTACACTTGACTTTGCATTCTCCATCCTCTGCGCGTTGTCCTGCAGGATAGACACATCGTCCCATAACGCATCGATGTAATATCCGGCATCGTATAATCCGAGGAAACGGTTGAATCCGTCGAGCCACGACTTCACCTCAGGCATGACCACGGAGTTGTAAACATTCAGTTCTGCGGTGTTAAGGTTGTTGAATGTCGGGTTGTCCTTGCGCGGTATCAGGTTGCTGTCAACTCCGTACGCTCCGGCGATTGCAGCTGCGTCCAGCAGGCATTCCTCGAACGGACGCAATTCTGATATGCTCATGCCTATCGGGACATAGCTTACAGGAACCTGGCTGATGGCTACAGGCGCTTTGTCACCAACCACTCCGTACGTGTTTTGGAAATCCTGCAGTATATTGGCCTTCTCGGCAGGCGTCATTGCCATTGTACCGTCTGCATCCTTCTTCTGATTGACTATCAGTCCGAGCGCTCCGCGTTTCACGTAGATGGCGTTCCTTGCCTCATACACGGCGATGATGTTGCTCACGGGGTATTTTTGTGCGTCCAGCCTGCTCCTTCCGAGCAACTGCCCCTCTCGCGTTGAAGTGAACGTTGGCAGATCCTTCAAGTGGAACACCATGTCGCCAGGCAATATCCTTATCGCGCCTCCGTCTGCATATCGGTAACGCACGTCGGCGGTTCCTCCGATGACACTTCTGCCAGTCTGCTCGACAGTCACGGACTGCGAAGGCAGCACGTAGTATGTGCCGCAAGTCTCCCATAGCCTCCCGTCATTCTTGTCGGTGTAAGCGTATATATATTGGTTGCCGAACAGCAGCTTGTTGATTACCGCGTTCATGACAAACTCGCGGAAAGTCATGTACGGGTTCGGCGATGTCAGCAGACCCTTTTCAACGAGCCCTGCAACATACTTGTCCATTATGCCTCTCGCGCTGTCTGCCCAAACGATGGTGTCGTCGGATGACTTGCGAAGCACATACTGCGCGTTCGCAGCCCTCTTCGCGATGTACATTATCGGGAACTGGATTTCGGCGATGTTGTGGAACATGAACGCGTAGTTGCGATGGCACGTTGCAGGGTGGAAACATTCAAGGAACCTGTCGGCAGGCGTTATCTCAATCCTTCCAGGCATTGCGGGTGACGACACAACAGGAACAGGACTCACTTCCCGCTCCGCGCTTTTTCTCGATATTTCTAATCCGAAAAACTTCATATTTCTGTTGTCGGCGGCAAAGATACTAAATTTAGAATACAAATACTGTTTTTAGAACTTTTTTTGCGAAAAAAAATTCACACGACGGAGATGAGGCCGTTTCTCTTGGCCCAATGGCTCGCGGCAGCGTCGCAGTCAACGCCGTCGTCTCGCTGGTTTTTGCCCATTTTCAGGTACGAGTGCTTCTCCTTCATGCACCGCTTGTACTCGGCGTTCTGCTGTTCTGGACTAAGGTATCTGAACCTATTGCGTATTGTCGGAGCTTCGTTGAATATTCTAACTTCCTTGTTTGCGCTCACGCTGAAACGCCTTATCTCGGTATCGGGAACAACATCAGCAGCCCATTCCTTGATGTCCTTTGCAACCAGCCTCCATGCGCTCACGCTCTCGATGTTCACATACGAAGGCCTCCATCTCAGTATCTGCTCTTTCTGCCTCGGAAGCATGATCTCAAGCTTGTCCTCGGAATAGATTATGTCCACACAGTACAGATAGCCTTCACAAGCCATGAACACTTTCGAGCAGTACGCGTCCTTGCCCTCGTCTGCCGGGTCAACCTGTATGAACACGCATTCGGGCTCGTCAGGAATCTCCCTGAAGTACAGCGTCTCGTTGTCAGGGAACAGCAGCCCTTCGAGCGGTTTTGGATTCTGCATGTACTGTGTCTCGAATACCCAAGGGTTCAGTTCGCGTTGCTTCTTTAATTCCTCAAGTGTGTGTCTCGTAGGCCAGAACGAACGCTCCGCGTCGGTGTCTTCGTCAAGTATAGCAGGCAACTGCAGCAAGTCCCACCGTCCTCCTTCGCTGACTGTTCCCTCTTCGTCAAGCAGGAATCCGCAAAGGTCGTGCACATGAGTGCGCTGCGCTATGATGATGATGGGGGTGTCCTCGGAGTTCCTTCGGCTTATGATGGTGTTCGCCCACGTGAAGTTGACACGCTCCCTCATAGTCTCGGAAAGCGCGTCCTGCGTTTTCACCGGATCGTCAACCAACAAGGCGCCGCTGAATCCTTTCGATCCGTATCTTCCACATCCGAAACCTGTAATCTGGCCGAGGAACGGGGCGGCGTACATCCTTCCTCCGGCTGTTGTCGAAATGCTGCCTGCAGCGTTGTTCGACAACGCGGTCATCGGGAACAACGTCCTGTACGCTTCAGATTGCATGACTCCGCGTATGTTCTTTACATTCTGCACAACGAGGTTGTCGCTTGACGACAGCTGCATGAACAACGAGGACGGGTTCACGGCAAAACCTAGCGCGACAAAGTAAACTATGCACAGCTCGGTCTTTCCGCTTCGCGGCGGCATGTTTATGATTACGTTCTTTGGCTGGTCTGGGCTGCATGTAAGTATGCCGTTCAGTTTCTCGGCGATTGCGATGTTGTGTTCAGTCCGCTCGAACTTGACTCCGTTGCAGTCCGGGAAAAACGCGGTTGCGAACGTGAGGATATCTCCTCCCCATCGCGCTATAGCTGCGTCATGAACACCTTGGACCGTGAGCATTACACACCCCTCTCCTCAAGCTTGTCCATGAGGGCCTGTACGGACTCCTCGGAAACAACACCTACGGTGCCGTTCATCTGTACGTCAACAGTGCGGTTGTTCAGCCTTCTTGTCTCGTCTTCGTCGGCGATCAGACGGAAAGCGGTTATCTGCAGAGTCGGGTTGTCGCTCTGAATCCATTTCGTGCGCATACTGTGCTTTACTGACGCGCGATTGGCGTTGATAGCTTCCCTTATCTCTTCCGATTCTTCCAAACGGAGATTGTAGAACTGCGATATGCGCAGGTCATAGTAGTGATCGAATATGTCCGCGATGAACACAATGTCGCGGTGCTTTTTGATGCACGCGACTATCGCCTTTTCATGAGCTTCTTTTTTCTTTCCCATATCATTGATGTTTTCTTTTACATACCGAACAGGTCAAGCTGCCTGCACGGGTTTTCCAATTCTTCTCGTTTCTCTTTTGCGGGTGGAGGAGTCCAGTTCTCCTTGTCCCAGAATCCGGTGTCGCACAGCTCGAAGAATCTCTCCCAGCTGCATCCGTCGAACATCCCTTTCACAAACGGTCGCAGTGATGCCTGCTCTTCCACGACAAATTGTCTTTTCGTCTTCCCGCGTTTCCTTCCGATCACAGTGTGGCAGTCATACACATAATCCGGAACACGCATATGTCTCGGCCCGCTGTCGAGAGGTCTGGTTTCGACTTTCGCGTTCCTCATGTCTATCAAGTCGTAGCCTTTCCATTCTTTCAGCAGAAGGACTATCCCTTTCGCGAGATACAGCGGGGTCTCGTTCTTTTCTCCTATCTGCTCGAAGTCAACCTTTTTCAACGAGTTCAGTTCCATTGCCAGGTTCGGGCTGCATTTGCCGGAGTACTCGGACAAGAGAACGTTCCACAGGTACTTCTTGTATCTCACGCCTATTTCGTTGGCGGTATATCCGATGCCTTCGATGTCAAGGTCTTCGAAAGCGCGTTTCATGACCTCCACGGTGTCGTACAGGTCGTGCCCGTTCTTTGTCGGGTATTGTGTAGTTGCCTCGTGAGATTCGGCTATGCGGAGTTCTCTCCGGTCTCGGCTGTTCAGTATGTTGCAGGCGAAATAGTCTGCATCCCTGTTCTTCCTGGTCGCAGCGAGCAAGCACACAGCCTCGGCTATGGCATTGTCGTCTGCCTTCCTCTTGTCTCTCTCGTACAATGAAAGGACGCGTCCTGTCACAAGGTCGTTGCAGTCTTCTGCGGAAACTACGAACAACCTTTTCCAAAGGTACGACCTGTACTTCCCGGCCATCTCGACAGCGGCGTACAGCGCATGTTCGACAAGACCTCGTCTCAACGATTTCTGGATCATCGACGAGATGTCGAACATGTTGTGCTGGTTTCTTGTCTTGAGTTCGTACATTTTTTTCTGCAAATATACAAAATTTTTATGAAATTGCCAACTTTTAATATCTGCTGTTGATAAATTTTTTTACGAATCCCCAGTCCTCAATGTCTTTGCAGTCGATGTATTGCGGAGAGTCGCTGATGAACCCGCATGAGAAGTTGTTAGAGTACGCGCCGACGTTGAGGAAGAGGATTTTGTCTCCTATCTCTGCAGCTCCTCGGTAGTCCCTTACTATGTGGTCGAGTTCAACGCACGAGCAGCCGTCTATCTGCGCGTTTTCAAGGAAATCAGCATGAGGTCCGCTGATGTTGATGCAGTCAGGGCTTTTCACGGCGCACGACGCTCCTACGTCCTCGCGCTTCGTGTCAACGACAATGTATGTCCTCCCGCAAATTTTCTTTTTCCCTATGACCGTTGCGAGGAGGTGCATCGCGTTGGAAAAGACAGGGGTGCCGTCTTCTGTGACAAGCATGACGTCGCCGTTCGGGAAGCACTTGTACATTTCGGTGCATATCGTCTCCATATATGTGTCTTGTGTCGGGATGTGCCCGTTGAACTGCATTTTGAACGGTTTTGTCATCTTTCCGTATCTGTTGCCTCCGATGTCTATGATTTTCGCGCCGAGTTCTTTTGCGTGTTTCGCCATCTCCCTGACGCGCATGGAGAAGTCTTCGAGCCCTCGAGCCTGGCTTACATGGCAGTGGACGCAATTGATTTCAATACTGCCTCCGTTAAGCTCCTTGAGCCTTGTGTAATCATCGCTGCATACGTCGATCCCGAACCGGGACACGCTTCCGTGGACGGCGCCGATGTTAAGCCTGACGCCTATCTTGACTTTGATGCCAATCTCTTCGCACGCTTTTCGCATGTCTTCGATTTCGGAGATGCTCTCAAGATTCACTATGCCACCGTTTTTCGCGACACGCATCTTGTTACTTAGGTCAGGTATCACGCCGTTGTATATGATTTCGTTATCGTCATATCCGAGGCTTGCGGCCATGGCGTATTCCTTCGGTGAAACGACTTCGGCCATCACTCCGAGTTCTTTCGCTTTGACAAGGAACGCTGGATGGTAGTTCGTTTTGAAGCTTACGGACTGCCTGTTTTTCGGGTACATCAAGTTCTTCAACGTGCCGATTGATTTGAAGTTGTCTTCAAAGACTTCGGTGTCCGTTATGTACGCCGGTGTTATGATTTCTGATGTCTTCATATTATCTTTGGACGTTGATTCTGACTTTGTTAGTCTTCTTGTCGTACTTGTAGTGAACTCCCCACTTGACTCGCATTGCGTGACGGTAGTTTTCCATTATCCTGCTGCTGACTGCTGTTCCGCCTTTGCCTGTCTGAATTTCCGCGTCTGCGACAATGTGGTTGGGCTGCAGGATTATCCTGTTGGCAAGCAACTCCTGCATCACCATGTCGATGTCTGACTGAGCCCAGTCGTCCTTTGTCAACCTCGCTTTGAACGATTTCTTGTTTATCCACCGTACAGGCCCTGCCATGCCGACAAACGAGAATTCTCTGTTGTAATAGTACACGGCTTTGTTCGGGTGAGTGCAGGCAAAGCCTATCCCGAGATCAGAAACCATCTGGGCGACACCGAGTATCTCGTCCATTACGACTGCGGAAGGGTCTTGGAACGACGTGCTGTCTATCGGAACTGTGTTGTCGGTTCTGTAGTAAAATCGCTTGATGTCGTCGTCGATGACGCAGACAACCTCCTCGGGAGTGTTTTCAATAATCCAATAGAGGGTCGTCATGAAGTCGGAGACTTTCTGTCCGCTTTTTGTTTCAGCGTTTTCAGGAATGACAAGCAGCCGGTCAACACCTGCTTCGCGGTACGCGTCTTCTTCGTCTTGTCTTACGACATACGTGCATCCTTCGACCACATTCCAGGTCCTGATTCTTCCGCTTCTCTTGTACGAAGGGACATAGATGTTAAAGGAAATACCGCTCTGCATAGTCTTTCTTCATTTTCATCCCGTTCCTGATTTCGATATGCATCCCGTCGAGTGATTCTCCGGAGAGCCTTGCGAGCTGCATCCACGCGAGGTTGCACCCAGCCGCTGCGCACAGACCCATGGACGCGTTGATTCTCGGGTTAACCTCAAGCAGCACGGCGTTGCCTTCGTGGTCTATGATGAAGTCAAGGCACACGTTGCCGTCGAGGCACATCCGTTCGGCAACAATTCCGGTTATGCCGAAAGCTTTCTTGTTTTCCATGACTTCTCCGTACATGACGGAGCCGAACTCGAGGATATGTCCGGCATACCCGATCATGCAGACCACCTTGCCGTTGTCGCACAGAGCGCACACGGAATAGTCAAGGCCTTCGCGGTACTCCTGCACAATCACTTCGTTCCTGCTCAGGTCTATTGCGTCCTCCATCTGCTTCAACGAGATGTAGTGCTTCTTTCCGTAACGGTGGAACAAACCGATGTCGAGACTTTTCGCGTTATCGACAACAGCAAAACCTTTGCCTCCGCACAAACCGTCAGATTTTATGCAGACTTTTCTTCCTTCAGCGAAACGGACTGCTTCTGAGCCTTTGCTGGTGACAATCTCTTCAGGCATGTATTCACCGACTACCTCATGCAGTTTCTTTTTGCTGTTTGCTGCTTTCAGACGGTCGTAATCCATGACAGATACTTTTATCCCTTCTAATGCGAAACGCGGCTTGTGGGCTGACAGTTCTTCGAGGTCTATGGATGATATCGGCATCACGTATCCGATTCCGTTATCTTTGCAAATTCTGATGGTCTCTTTGATATACCCGCCTTCGTTGACTGGTGGAACTACAAACACGCCGTCGCAAATGCTCGCGTCCGGCAGCTCGCTCTTCATGTTGTTTGTCGCGTACACCCTTACGGGGCGGTTTTCAGGGTTTTCCTTGAGACATCTCACTATACTTGCAGTATGGATGTTGCTGCATGGGAGAAGAACGCCTATGCTATTCATTTTTGCCTCCTTTCCTTTTCTTCATGACGAAATCGACAGGGAGACGGTCGTACCAAACAGCCCTGCATTTCATCTTCCTGCCGCCTTGCTTGTTGTTGGCCAACATGATAGTGTCGTCGCCTATTCCGAGGTCGCTTTTCAGTTTCTCGAAATCATATTCCGTACGGCAGACAATCAGGACATAGTTGTACTTCTCGAATCTTATCAGCTCCATGCCTTTCACGTCATGGTCGATAGCATCGTCGTCTTTCTTGATGTCAAGGCCGAAATCCAAGTTCAGGTCTGCCGTCCATGCGGAAAGTTTGTCAAGATCCCATTCGCCGGAGTGCGTGTTGGCCTTGATGTTTATCACTTTCAGTTCTGGCTCGCTGTAGCCGACAAGCCGCTTGCACAGCACCTTGTGGTCTTCGCCGTACAAAGACATGAGCGTTGCGGTCCGTTGTTCGCCGGACACTATTCTGTTGTCCTCGTCTATGACGATTATCCCGAAGTCGCCGAGGGTTTCCAGCGACTCCTTCAATTCTTTCTTCTTCGCGTTCTTGATTCTACGCGGGTTTCCGTCCATGTTCTTCAGATCGCCTACGCGTACCTCAACAACATCGATTCTTTTCTTTTCTGCACTCATATGAATTTTTCTATAATCTCGTCCATACTGTAGTACTTGTATTCCCCAAGCCGTCCTCCGTGTTTTATGTTCGGGAATTTCGCCTTTGACATGGCAATATACTCGTTGTGCAGCGATTTGTTCCTTTCGTTGATGATTGGATAGGATGGTGTTGCGGTTGCGCTTGTTTCGCAAGGGAACTCGAATGACACTACTGTTCCTCTGCAGTCTTTGTTCGTGAAATGCTTGTGCTCTATAGTCCTTGTGTAAGGCCTGTCATCTGTGTAGTTCATCACTGCAACACCTTGCTTGTTGTCAACATCCGGCAATATGGCGGTCTCGAACCTCACTGCCCTCCAATCGAGTGTTCCGAGCTCGTAGTCGAACAGTTCGTCTATCGCGCCGGTGTACATGATCTCGCATGCATGACTGTTTATTTCAGAAAAGTCGGACTTGTAGTCAACGCCAAGCAGTATGTCGCACCCTTTCAGCAACTCGCTTATGAAGTAGTCGTACCCATTCTGGCACACTCCCTGCCATCTTACGTTGTAGTAGTTGTTGTTGTACGTGAATCTTACTGGTATCCTGGCCATCGTTGACACGGGGAGTTCGGAACATTTCCTGCCCCATTGCTTTTCTGTGTAATGCTTTATCAGTTTCTCATAAATCACAGTGCCGACCTTCGACAGAACAAACTCCTCAAGGTTTTGAGGGTCGTCGCACGGAACAGTAGTGCTCTCTATAATCTTGGCTGCTTCGCTTGGGCTTGAGCATCCGAACAATGCACGGAACGTGTTCATGTTGAAGGGCAGATTGTACTGTTCGTTCCCATATACGGCTATCGGTGTGTTGATGAACGGGACGAATTTGCTGACACTGTTCACGAAATCCCAAACTTTCTTGTTGTCAGTCCTGAAAATGTGGGCCCCGAAGCAATGCACGTCTATCCCGTTGATGTTATCGGTGTGGCACATGCCACCTATATGGCTGCTTTTGTCAACGACGAGAACTTTCTTGCCTTTTTTTCTCTCGGTGTACGCGCACATCGCGCCGTACAGTCCGGCACCGATTATCGCAACATCGTATTTATCCATGACGCAAACTGTTTGTATGTTACACTTCTTTCCCTTATGACTGAAAGCACTTCCGCTGTACGTGAACCGAATATCGGTCCGTTGCACATCTGGTGGAAGTCTATCTCCCCGTCGGTGATGTTCATCTCTATGAGGACAGGATAACCGTCGATCCCTACTGCCCAGTCCCAGCTGATCATGCGTGATGCGCTCACAAACCGCATGGCAAGTCCCTTGCTCATTTCAATGAACATATGGAAGTTCGGGATCTCAATTCCGGCAAACTTTCCTCCTGACGGGTGCATTGTGAACCTGTCGCCTTCGACATTGTAGGCAATGTCTTTGAGAATGCCATTGTCAGATATCCCGCAGAATATTCCACCGTTGCTCGCGTTGTCGCAACGGCTTCCGTTTACACCCATCCTGAGAACAGACGACAACACGTCGCATTCGCCGTTGTCTCCGACAAGCGTGATCATCCTGATTGTGTTCACTGACGAGCTGTTGATGGAGTCAAGCAGGTGATGCTGCCTTACTGTTTTTTCGCACAGAATGTCAACCCTCTCCCTTGCGCTGCCTTCGGGTCTGAATCCTTCTATAGCATCCATAACTCCGCGCTTTTTTGCTTTTCTGCAATCAATGAACTTGACACCTTTCCCGCCGAAAGACATTGCCGGCACTTTCATGACAACCTCGTCGCACTCAAGACATCTCGCGACTGCGATTTCCTCGCTGATTGTACGGAACGAACTGTCAAGGTACATGTCACCTATCTTTCGGAAAACGACATCTGGCATGGGACAGTCGTAAAACAGCATCCAGTACAGGTTTTTGTCGTCGATCCATCGTGAACGTATAGGATTCGTGAACCATTCATCGACGAACATGTAGAACAGCGAGTCGGGGATGTAGTGCTTTACTTTTCCTGGGTCTTTCTCGAACGCATTGTAGAAATCGAAATACATACTGCATGAGACATCGAGCTCGGGCATGAACGACTTCCAGTATTCCTCAATCGATTTTCTTTGGATTTCGTTTGTCGGATTTGCGTTTTTCGTCTTGCACAAGTGGCGCTCGTTCATTGCTTTGACTTGCGGCAGAAGATACGTTATGGCATAGTTCGCTTTCTTTATAGCTCCGTCTCCGTACGCTTTCCGGATGCCATCGACAGTGTCATGGCTACTGTTTGCAGCAGCCCACATTGTCCTTGTCATTTCGTAACGAGACTTCCCTCTTTCAGGGTAGCTTTCGCCTGCTTTGTAGAAACCGAGCTTTTCCGCTATACGGATGTTTGCAAGGTTTGAGTTGTCGGTCCAAAGATAGACAAGATCCACGCCTATTTCAAAAAAGCAGATTTCAAGCAGCTGTCTGACTGTTTCAGTTCCGACCCCGATGCCTCTGCTTTCCTTCCGCAAAATGTAATACGACAGCTCCGCGGTGCCGTTGGTGATTTTTCTTATAAACGCGTTGCCAGCATACTCAGTTCCGCATAATATTGCCTGGCATGACATTGTCTTGTCTGTCAGGCATGTTTCATAGTATGAAGCTTCGCTTTCCTCGGTCGCAGGGAGAGGGGTGTCGCAATCTCTGTATCTCCATGTTTCGGGATCATCTCTGAGACTGCAGCTATCCTTTGCGTACTTGGCTTCGAGCGGTACCAACATCACTTCGCAACGTCTTGTCTTCTGACAATTGCCTACAGAATCCTGCATATCTCCTTGTAACTTAATTCTCCGATGTTCTGTATCTTTTTGATGTCACGGTTCGTCAGCTTCCGCAGTTCGCCCAATGTCTGGATTCCGGTGTTGGCGAGCGCATGTACGACGCGATTCGAGAAACCGCAGTCGCTGATTTTCGTGTCATTGGACGGCAGGGACGGAACCTTTTCTTCGTCGAATTTTTTCGACAAGTCGTCCAGCCTAACTCTGATGCAGGTAAGATTGTCGTTGATGCTTCTGAGAAGTTCTTCCATAACTTAAATTTTGTGCAAAAATACAAATTTTTTTTGAATTAACCAAATTTTATGCGAATATTTTTCTTTTTTTCGTCAGTTCGCCTCTGCCAAAGCCTCGCACAGCCTTCGGCTCATGTTGACTTCAACGGCGTTGCCGATGTACTTCTTCTGCTCGGACTGCGTGCCTACAAGCACATAATCCTTAGGAAAGCCCATGATGGCCTTCAACTCGGAGATTTTGAGCATCCTCATCTTTATGTCGATTATGCCGTACATGGCCATGAACTCCTTGATTTTGACGGTCATCGGGCTGTCGTCGTCATATATCTGGATTCCGACCCCTTCCTCCGTGGAAATAAGGTACGGCGGCATTTTGTCCATACGCGCTATCAGCGTGAAGCATGGCTTGTTGACCGAACCGCCGGCACTCTCGTACTGCGGGTTCATCAAAAAGCAGCTGACGAGCTTCTGCTTAGGAGTGGTCATGACAGCTGGGTTCGGATGGTCGATATCGGACAGCTGGCCTCCGCCTGTGTACTCGTTGGCTATGAATGTCACCTTTGCCAAATTGTCCTTGGTGGTGAGGGTGGGGGATGGTGAGTCGACTGACACCGCTTGGCCGTTGCCGTAGTAGGTTATCAGCGCGTGATGGTCTTTTGTGGTGACGGTTCCGGCAGGGCCTTCAATGGATATGTTCTTGCTGTTTTCATCTCCGCTGAACTGCTTGGACAGAAACCTGCATTTCGCGACACCGAGGCGGTTCTGGACGGTGACTGTCGGGCAAGGATCGTCAACTGACGGGGCAGCATAGCTGCCGTCGCTTCCCATGGAGTTCCACTTGACAAGAAAAGCTTTCTCGCCGCCTGCAACGAATTTGACAAGCCCGGCGTATATGCGTTTCAGCGTGTTCTCGACAAGCGGCTTTCTGCGGGTGAAGATGCTTTCGCCCTCGTCCTCAAGGTCCAGGACTTCGCGCACGGGCTTCCACTTTTTGTATGACGAGCCGAACAGGTTGTGGCTGTCGCCGCCGTCCCTGCTGTAGTCTGCTGTCGGGAACGCGGCTTTGAGGCCGATTTTCGCGAATATGGCGAAATACCGTTTTCTGCTCGTGTACGCGCCGTAGTCGGCGGCGTTGAGTAGCTGCCATGAATGGGTGTATCCGTACGAGCAAACTGTGTCAACCCATTTCAGGTAGTCGCACCCTTTGTGCCAGCTGACAGGTTTCCCGTGCTCGTCCAACGCACCCCAGCACATGAACTCCTCTACATTCTCCACAGCAACGAAGTCAGGGTCAAGATCCTCGACGTACCTGTACAAATGTTCTGCGAGGGTGCGGCTGTCCGCGTCGCGTGGCTGACCTCCTTTGGCCTTGCTGAAGTTGGTGCACTCGCAACTCGCCCAAAGAACCGTTTTCGCGTCAGGGTGTTCAATTTTCGCGGCTTCGAGGACAGCTTTCAGATGGGCTGTGTCCAAGGTCCTTATGTCCTCGGTGAAATGGACAGCCTTCATGTGGTTGGCTGAATGAGATGCGATTGCGTGCGGATCGTGGTTCACACAAGCCACGACCTCCGCAACCTTTTCGCCTCTGACACGCGCCTGCTCTATTCCTGTAGTGGTGCCGCCGGCTCCGCAGAACAAATCAACATATAACAGTTTCACTCCCATGTCTTCTGATTTTCGTTGGTGACTATGCGGTTGTTCCTGTAAGTGGTCTTTGTGTCGTGCAGCTTTGCGACGATTATGTTCGCTTCCTTGGCATCAGGTCTGCTCTCAAAGAGCGTGTGGATGCCCGCAACGGTTTCTTCGGGGGTATCATGGACTCTCGATAGCAGCACGCCGTCAAGTTCAACAAGATACACTGTTTTGTCTTTCATTCTTCGCCTCCTTTCATTTTAAACTTTCCAATTCTTTCTAATTCTTTCAAAACTTGAATGTTTCTATTGTAAAAACACTAACAAAGTCTAATCAAATCATTAGCGAGACCCTTAAATGTTCGTGCTTCTTCTCTTTGTGCTTCTTTGATTTCTTTTTTAGTGAACGACGGCCTATCCCATACCTCTCTAATGTAAGAGCACTTCAAACCTGTTAATGTTTCAACCCTTTGTACCCAATTCTCAATCCATTGTACATCTGAACCAAAAATTTCTTCTCTTGTCATCGCTTTTTTCTTTGTTTGTCATTTCTCTAAAATTTTAAGCAAATCTTCCGCGTCTTTTAGTCTGTCAAAACCTTTTATATCAACCCATTTGTCACGTAAAAATCCTTCTTGAAGCCGTTGGACAAAATACCCGGTAACAGGAAACACTCCGTTATAACACGGGAACTTTGTCGTTATCCTGTATTTTTGTCTACTCATTCTTCGCATCCTTTCATTGCATTTTTAAAATCTTTTATGAGTTTTTCGGTGTCGTAAACTACCTCTTTCTCATAAGTGTCGCCGTTGTGTTCCCAATGAGCATAGTAACAAGCCATATCTTCCAGCCACTCGCACGCCTTTTCTATCATCCGCTGTCCTTTCCATTCAGCCATCTCCTGACAAGCAGCGACGCAACACTCCTCACGTTTTCTCATTCCAAATAACTCGTCATGTTTTCTTGCAAGCTCAATTGCTTTTTCTAAATCTGTCATTCCTCGCCCCCTTTCTCATAGTAAGAACACGTACCGTCTCCTTGTATCGGTAATTCAGGATGTCCTGCGTCTTGTTGAATGTAACAAACAAAGTCAGCTGCTATCTTACTTGTTCCATACCAATAAAGCTTACATCGCCATTTACAATTCTTGCACATTTCATTCATTCCTCGCCTCCTTTCTCTTGTTCTTTGCTCCCTTTGCTAAAAAAAGCCTTGTAAACTTCAGACACATACAGTATCGTGTCGGGAGCATACGGGCATGCCGTTTGTTTGTTTGTATATGCGACAGCGAGGTCGCACAAGAATTGAGCCTTTATCCGCGCTATTTCGCAATCGTGCGAAAATTGTATTATTCTTGCTTCTGCACTCATTCCTCACCTCCTTCTTTCAGAGAAAAAGACTTTACAAGTTTTCTTGAGATTGGATTTATAAGGTCGCAGGAAGTCGTTGACTTGTGTACGATTGCGATCAGAATATAACCATTTCCAGAGACGATAAAACTATCATACAATTCGTCTGAAACGGAATGATTTACTAATGTTGCATTCATCTTAATTTTGATTGCGTCAGATATTTCTTTTATTTTCATTATTCACCTCCTTTCCTGATTGGCACATAGAAAAATTCTCTGTTTGTGTTGCACTCTTCCTTGCACGTACACCACACGCCGTTTTCGATCCCTTTTGCCTGCTGATTTTTCAATTCAGTATAGCGGTAACAATTTTCTTTTTCCAGGCATCCTTTGCCGTCACAGTAAAGACTCATTTCTTGCCTCCTTTCTTTTCTGCAAGATGTTTCCCATGATGCCATTGAAGTTCCTGTTGGTACTCCATCGATTAGCCTTTGCCTTTCTGCTACGTGCATTTATTAGTGACCTCATCTTCAACACTCCAAGAGCAATGTCTATGGTTTCAATGTCTGCTGCGGCTTCCTCCATATTCCCGTTATTCTCCTCATAGGCTATTCGCAGAAGTGCAGGTAGTTCTCGGTTAGTGATGTTTCGGTACAGGTTCATTTCTCGCCTCCTTTCGGCATCTGTTTATACTCAACTCCGTCCAGCAGGCACCCGTTGGCCTTCTTGTTGCGCTTCACACCGTCCTCCCCCCATGTTCCCCACTGCTTGAAGAAGAAGGCTACGCCCTGATCATTGCACTGGCGTTGTATGTTCAGCACCCACTCCTTCTTCATCGGGCGTGCATTGTGGCCGCTCTCTCCGCCGACAATCACCAAGTCGATGCCCGTGAGGTCCAGCTTTCCGAGGTTTGATAACAGCGGCTCGCAGGAAAGGAAGCGCGTCTTGGCGGCGACGATTGCACTCAGAAAGTCAATGCGACCATGAAGCACCGCAAGCTCATTCTCTACCGTTGTGCCAATCCAGCAGTTTTTCGGGATTCCGTCATGGCGATACAAGTAGTGGCTGAAATAGTCATACATCCGCTCTGTGCGCTTTGTGAGCAGCTGGTATGTGTGTTGAGGAGTGTCCTCTATTACGTCCATTACCTTGTCGATGA